CGAACCCGTCCAATATCTTCAGTGCTTGGAGTCTTGTAAGGTTTCTTCGGATTGTTGTCTGTAGCCTTATTAAGCGCGTCCGTGACTTGTTTCCCAATCTGTGTAGCTTGGGAAACGGCGTCGCTACCATCTAGCCTTACTGTGAGGGTATAAACTCTTTCAGCCATCCAGCAAGTCCTCTACGTTGTTATCCATCGCTTCGACCATGAACCTGTCGAAAGCGTCGTACCAACGACTGCCTTCGTCAATGGTCATCGAACGCGAAGGCAGACGGCGATCTGGAACACTCTCTTGGAGTTCTGTAAACCGTTCGTCATCCGTTCCAATCATCATAGTAAACGAACCTGGATTCGGCTGACTTTGATCGAAAACAGCATTGGTAGTCAAGTTTTCAAAGAGTCTTCCAGAGCGAACGAGAATAGGATGCTGCGGGTTATAATGTTCTTTTTCGCGCTCTTCCTGTGTCTGTTGAGCAAGGGGTGCCCAAGAGTTATCGCGCTCAGAAGCAAATATGTCTCTGACTTGACCCAAGTAGATATGCTCAACCTCTTGCATCATGGGAGGCCCAATGGCCTGCATGAAATCCTCAAAGCAGAGGTCCACAGGGTAAGACAGGACTTCGATTCTAAGCGTAGTCATTTACATTCGCTTAGTTGGAACTACTTTAGAAACTGAAGTTTGAACGCTTCCCATTGTTTTCATCTCTTTGAACACCTGCTTTAACCACATTAGGGTAGTCAAGTCCTCCCACTCCGCCTCGTCTTGATCCATTACACCACCGGCTCGTGGAAGCCACTTCCAATCACACGCCTCCATCCTATTGAACACTTCAATAGAGCGTTCTGGATTATGTAAAGTCCACATCGCATCAGTAAGTTCATCTACTTCGTCGGGGAGGGTCGATTTTTTGTTTTCGTTGCGGAGCCAGTGGAGGATTTTACTTTCGACGTGTGACCTCCACGGCTCCCGTCGGCTTCCCCCAATTCTTCATCCTCTTTAGAAGGTTGAGGGAACCAGTGTGGATTCAATTCTTCGACAGCGTTCTGCCAAGCGTATACCAGTGAATCTGGAAGTTCCATAAATTCTTCAAATGTTGGATGCTCAGTTAGATTGTTCTCCGCGTCTGGCCCGTTTGTGATCGTAACCACAGCGGCCACACAACAAGGGTATGTAGAGACTGCCAGAACAAACCGAGAGAACATTTTTGGGTCATCTTCAGAGTTGAAGTTAGAGTTTTTAGCATCTGGATACTGTCTAAAAAATGCGTTACGTTCCTTAGTAATGAGGGCACTACGATCAATACCAATGCTCACATCGGCCCTGCGTACCACGATATTACAATCGTAGAGCACTTTGCCGTCAAACTCTTCCTTGAAATCCACTGTCTTGGTAGGGACTGTCAAAGTAACCTCCTGTTTGATTCTTCCAAAAAGGGGGTAGTGAACCTACCCCCTTCGATTACATGAACGAAACTACTGTTTAGTCGTAACCGTACTCGACAAGCAGCTTCACACCATCCGCCGGAGGGGCCAGCATGGTCACTACACCTTCGGATACAGTATAATGCGTAGTTAGCGTCTGAACCACCCCAGCGAGTGATACGTTGAGCACAGCGCCGGATGCCGGAGTCTGCGAGAGCGTAAACTCGGTTTTTGAGTCTTTACCCTCGAAGGCATCGATCCAGAACTTGTGCGGCGACACGACCATGATATAGGGCGCTGCGGTGAACCCATGAATAGCCTCTGTAAGAGTGCTACCCAATTCGTCCACAGCGGAATCGTTCGCAATGACACGGTACATCCACTGCGTGACGTTAGACTCTTCCTTTGGGGAAGGAACAAGAGACGCAAGAGCGTTCAAGAAGATGTACGTCTGCCAGATTTGAACGCCGAACGTCGAGGAACCCTCTTCCACGTCAACAGCCTGACTCGACCCCCACAGGACGATAGCGGGTTCCTCACCTTGTTTGTTTGTACCTAATCCTACCTTCTTCCACGGAGTAGAGCCGAACACATTAGTATCAGTCAGCAAAGCGGCTACGGTCGCATTGAATTTACTCACGCGCAGCTCACCAGACGGACTTTCCGTCGGTGGCAGGTTGAACGTATAGAAAATCCTATCGTCGCCTTTTGCAGACACTTTTTGACTTTCGGGAAGCGTTACCGTGAGAGCGTTTGCTCCAGAGATTCGGTGTCCGCCGTATGGGGTCCCCACAGGCGTACCTGAAGGAACCGCAATAGTACCATCCGTATCACGCAACGCAACCCGAACCATGCGTAGACCGATTCCGGTCGATTCAAGATTCGGAGTTCCAGTCATGTTATTTCCTCCTAGTTATCGAACTCTGCACTTATGAGAACAGCAGTAACAGTGATGCCTTCCCAATGCGAGTCCAGCGTCTTATCGAAACGCAACCCTGTTCGCCCATCGTACCGCACGTCCAATAGACCCCGGCCAGAGCCGATTGAAACGTTGACCACAGGGCGATCCGCCAGTGCGGTCTTGATGGCTTTGCGCAACGCTTTGAGATTGGTATAGGCTCGACCCCTGTCGAAAATCCTGATAGCAGCATACTGCTTAAAATGCCCACTGTGGGCATCATCAGGTTCCTCGCCCGCGTCCTGTAAAGTCAACAATAAACAATTAGCTGGATTTCCCGCCGTCCTTCTGGCTATTTCGGCGGTGTTGAGAGTACCTGTATCTATCTCTCCTGCCTCATAAACCGAAGTGGCACCTGATACCAGTAGCGCCCGAACGGGGGCTGCGGCACTGTTTGAAACAAAAAACTCTTTCAAGGCGTCGTAAAGATCATCCGCCATTAGGTTTAGACTCCACTGCCCTGAATGTCGCCTTGTTTCCACAGCGGTTACAGGCGACAACAAAAACGATAAAAGTATCTTTACGAGTCGCGGAAGTCGTAATGTCGTCAGAACCGCACGATCCACAGAGGAATCGTCCCTTTCCACGCTCGCCGGATTTCAATAAGGGTCCAATATCCATATCTCTAGGGTTAGGCATACTCACTACAATGCGCCTCCACCGCCCAATCCCACCAATTTACCATTTCAACCCTCAAGTAATAGGTATGACTTCCCTTTGTGAATTCGATAAAGTCACCTGTGGAAAAATCCTCCACATCATACGGAAACAAAACCATCCAAAAATAACGGCCCGCGTTGCGATCACCAGAGAACGCTCCAGTCATTGCCTGAACCAACGATCCGATTGATTGACCTACAGCAACGCGGGCCGTCTCCGTAAACGTAGTCTCCCCAGCGCCAGATGTGCTCGGTAGTGCAGCCCGCCTACGAACCGTTATCGTAGTAGAATCTTGGTCGATCATTCGTTGAATCGCTTTACGCCTTGAGCCTACCTGACGAATTGTCATTATTCCACCACAGGGCGACTATATTTGGCTCTTACGGATTCCAGTAGTTTTTCTTGCACAGCAAAAATGTCTGGAACAACACCTCTAGGATTAATCCTCGCAGTCCCTTCACCGAAACTATCGGTCATTGCGGCATCTATGGAGCGACTATCCATCAACCTCATTATAGTCAAATCTGCCATTATGTCAATGTCTGCTGCGGGTAAAGTATCGTATCCGGTTCCACCCGCATTGATTACATGATAGGCGTAGTAGATAAAGACGATACTTTCAGCGGAACTTGGCGTTGGGGAGACATACAAATAATCTCCGCGAACCTCCAATAATCCGCAAGTCCTACCGAAGTAGTCTCCACGAATGATCTTTTCGATGGTGGTCATCGAAACCTGCCGACTTCTTCCAATAACCGGATACGCCTCTTCGGTAAGTCTGAGGTATGCAGACAGATTATCGTCAGTCAGCGGCCACCACCTTTCTGTAACCAAACCGAGAAATGCAGTTGGTAATGCGTATTCGTAATCGTCTGCGACCAGTGATATTGTCGTAGACAATACGCGAGGGTTGTACCCACTGTATTTTTGTACAGCTCGCGCAATCGCTCGATTCATTCTAGAAGTAGTAACCGTTTCTGGATAGTTTTCAGTTACAGCATCCGTTATTGTAGCGATTGTTAAAGCCATGTTCTACAATCTCCAGTCATACGTCTAACGTGCTCAACTACATCCGGTATATCGCCCCAACGTTGCATTACAACCGAAGCTACTTTACTATTACGTTCGTTTCGATCCAATGCCCAATCAGTCGTATGTGTATGAATTATACACCAATCTTCTGGAATACTATCGCTAACTGGTTCAGGTACGTTAGTTTCAATATGTGGCAACATAGACCATTGTAATGAAGGAAGAATCCGTACAAGTTTACGTAACGAATAGTTGGATATAACTTTACCGTCTACAACCATTATCATCGGAATTGTGTAACAGTTAATGCCACCACGATTCACCAACGATGACAGGTTTTCAAGCAGTAAGTCACTTGGCATTTCATCCGAGTCAATCTGAAATAACCAGTCCGTATATGTATTAGCGAGCGCCAGTCGCCTATGCAGATTAGGCCAACCGCCACAGGAGGCTGTGGACGGTGCTTCAATGAACATCATGCCACTATCCAGACAGTACGCCTTGAACCAATTATGGTAACAAGGACCATCATGGACAACCACAATCTGTTGCATAAACGGAAGACATTTTTCCAGCATCTTGGCAGCTTCTGTGAATTCTCTGGAAATTATCAAGTTCAACCCGATAGAGTTTTTACCTCTAGTTTGTGGATCAATTAATTGATCTGGTGTCAATAGTGAATTGCACACGCCCTACACGCCTCCAAAAGCACACGCTTTTTACCGTCTTTATGCGCTTTGCGAACAAACTTATATCGTTCTCCATTCCAAATATTGTGTAGAGAAGTTTCAAATGCGTTACCTAGAATGTAACTTGCATGTATGTCCTGGCAACATTGTACACAATCACCCGATGTTAACACAAATATACACGAGAACGGAGAACTACACGCGGTCTCTGTGGAGTTGTCCTCGAAAGGTTCGCCGGTGCCCCTACCGTCATCGGGCAAACAACTCGCTGAATCAATACCTGGGTACTGCCTCCAAAATGTCAAAAACTCGTTAACTTCTCCGTGATTAAGTTCTCCATAAACCATGTGTGTCCGAAGATGCACCGGCAAGTTTTCATCTAGTTTAACCTTAGCACAAGACATCAGATTCCCAACAACTGTGTCATAGTTCAAACCCAAACGGATACTTTCATAAGTCTCTTTGGTAAATCCGTCTAAACTTACAGAACAGTAATTCATTCCAGCGTCTACAAGTTCACGAAACTTATCCACAGTGAGTAAAGCGCCGTTCGTAAAGATTGCCTGTTGTGTAAGTCTACTTCCTATAGTATCTTTAGCCTTACGCATAAAGTCGGCAAGTTTAGGATGCATCAACGGTTCACCGTAGTGACTATATGTGATAGACACAGGAGTAGGCCACTTGCTAATTTGATCAAGTATATGATAAACAAGTACCTCGCTAATCAGTTGAGGTCTAACATTATACTTCTGCAACTCGTGATTTGCACACATTATACAGCGACCCTGGCAGGTTAAACTTGTCTCGATAGCAACGGAACTTGGATACTCTGCTATCAAACCACACCTCCGAGCATTCTGTGGAGTAACTTCTGTGCGGCAGGATTGCCCTTTGCGATATTGTTACAATGAACTACAACCTGTGGAATATTGCTCCACCGCTGAATCATATGCTCAATAAATCCGACATTCCGTTCGCTGCGAATTGCCATAGCTGTAGGCTCGTGCTCATGTAGCAAGAGCATACTTTCTGGAAGTGCCCCAACTTGCCCACCAACAAGGTTAATGACGCCAGAATGCGCGAGTCTTGACCAAGTTACGTCTGGAAGTATACGGAGCAATCTAAGATGGGAGTATTCTTGTACAACTTTATCACGCTCAGTTCGATGGACATGCACACGATAACCAACCAGACTTGTTCCGTTGACATAATCCTTCATGCCTTCAAGCAGTTCCACAGTGGGCATTTCATCAGAGTCTACAACAAAACACCAGTCTGTGTAGGTGAGCGCCATTGCAACGCCTCTGTGCATGTCTGGCATAGCACGGGAATCTGGAACTTCATAGTAGATACAACCCAATCGCTTGCAGGAATCCACGAATCCGTCGTCGCTACAACTCCCATCGTGGATGACCACCATCTGATCCATGTAGGGAGCACAGCGTTCGAGCATCCGCAAAGCATGTTCATACTCCCCCTTGATAATCAAGTTTAATCCAATAGAGTTGTGCCCACGAGTCTTTGGGTCGATTAGTTCGTCAACTGGTCGCACGTGGTTTTCTACCTCTTTTCTTACCAACAACTTCTACGATGGATTTGCCTGTCGAATCGGCGGTCGCATTTATAAATACTGTATCTTCACTGGGTTGATCGTTGAAGACATCAATCGCTGGAATCTCGCGTGGATTATGTGTAGCCTTGCGGGCGGTCACGCACAGTTCCCACTTATCCCCACCGTACCGCTTTATATCCGTACATCCCCAAGTCCACAGTTGCCCGTTCAACCACGGCCAATCTACACAAATCTGGTGGGTACTACCGACCTTACTTCTATACCCGCCACCGAACACACCCTGCATAAATCGGAGATAGAACTCCGGCACACGAACGTACTCTTCTGCCATAGACCGCAAATCTGGTGTTCTAATATTAATGGTCCCACCAATCTTCAGTACGCGAACCCAATCAGCCACGCAGTAGTTAACCACATGGAATCCGCAATGTTCTAGCACATGACTCGCGTAAATGTGATCCACAGACAGATCATCAAACGGAAGCGGTGTATGCAGATCGTGGTAAATGTCTGCTTTCACATTCGGATTCAAGTCGATATTAACCCACTTGTCATCTTCTGTTGATTCCCTATAGTCTGTAGAGCACCCCAGGTTCAAATTAAGCCGTTCCATTATTTAGGTTGCCTCCAGTTTCCCTCAATTATTCTACCAAGATTTTTTTGTAGTGAACCACGAACAGTATGCTTGAAACCAGTAACTTCCATTAGAAACCAATGATACCCGTCTTTACCTTGAATGACCTTGAATGTTTCAAGTGCGTAATCCTGTAATACACAGCGCCACTGTAACTCTCCCCACGTGTTCCAAGCCACAGGGAGTATAGATGTGCTTGTAGCAGCCGGTGCAGCAATAACCACATGTCCACTACTCTTTAGTCTTGTATCAATAAATCTCCGAAGTTGTGGCATTGTAAGATTTGGAGTATCTTCGATAATGAGAGCATGTGCGTCACTCGGAATGTTGGATACTTCTGAATAGAGGTCACCTAAAACGATACGACCATTCTGCTTATTTTCGAGTAAATTATGGGTGGTTTCTATCGCTTCTTTAGAGCTATCCACACCATAAAGATTGAATCCGCTCTTTACAAGCTTGGCATACGCTTTACCGCTACCCAAGCCGAATAGAACTGTCGGCATGTTTGGGTTTATAACAGACTTTAAATTTTGCGTCAACGAATCAAACGTAGGTAAGTGTGTATGTGTCATTGCGTACTTTTTCTGGTTGAATAAACCAGCAACAGGATCGATTCTTGATAGCGTATCGTGAATTGATGATACCACGACATCATTACCACAATTTGCCCTAAACCACTCTGCCCCAAGTCGTGCCTTCTCGAACGCTGCATCACGATGTTTGTAAACCCACTTCATCATGTCGCCAGCGGTATCCCAATCCAGGTCGGCCCAGTGACCACCCAATGGAGATTCTACCCAATCCGTAGTTGGAACAGGCCAGTTGTATTTGTCGTTACACACAGGTTCCATACCCGTATTGTTACCCAAAATAGTTGGAACACCCATAGCCATTGCTTCACGTGGAGGAAGACCGAACCCCTCCCCGCGACTTAAAAAGGTCATGCAACTAGCGGACGCGAGAAAGTCTACCATCTGGTCGATCATCCAATCACCGTCGATGATCTTAATCCTGTCATCGTCAATCTTCGGATACTGCCCACTGGTGTAACCGGCCATCTTGCAACGTGTTTTCAAAACAAACTCTACGTCGGGGTACCAGCGTTTCGGGAAGACCTTCTTGAAGAGTTTGATCGTTTCCACAGGCCCCTTACGCCCTGTTAGTGTGCCGAACGTAACAAAGCGAAACTTATCTGGTTTTGGTCTATCAAGAGGTTCGATAAGATAACGATCATGTATAGCAAGCGGAACCACATCAATAGGCGTTTTTGTATAGCGCGAGAAGACTTCTTTTACCCACGGCGCGGGTACCCATAACCTGTTGACGTTTGCCCACTGATGCCGCCACTCTGGAAATCGCTCCATCGGATTTGTAGCTTCGTACATGGTCCATCCGATCTTGTACGGCGTGGGTAACTTGACAAACTCCCCCGGAGTCGCCAAACAAATCCCGACCATATGTGGTAAAGGAGGCTGCTTCAATGCGTCTAAAGTAGTTTTACGTAGTCCCTTCTCTACAACAAACCAGCATGGCGAGACGGAAAAGTTATAGTTTGACTGTTGCAGTGCATGGACAATGTTTTCCGCTGCCGTAGCGTACCCGTCACCAATCGAGAATGGTGATAACCAATGAAAGGTTGGCCTGTTGTTTTCATCCATCCACAGGAGAGTGGATGTGTCGACGTAGTCATGGACTATTTCTACTCTACGCTCACGCTGATAACGAATGGCAAATTTACGCGGAATCCAACCCTCCGACTTTGGTCCTGTCGGTTCGAGTTTGACTCCGCATTCAGAAAAGGTCTGTCGCAAGCCTAAAATGTTACGAACACAGACCTTATCAGTAGTCATTGTGACTCCTATTTATTTAATCCGTTGGTAGGGTCGGAGTAGAGCGTACCCTACTCCGTTGCCCTACCAGACACGTGTCAGTTAGCTACCGGCGGAGATAGTCACAGTAGCGAAGAGATTGCCAACGACCATCTTATACCCATAGCGAGTACGAACGTTACGAGTCCACTCGTCCTTATTCTCATACGCGCCAGTGCTGTGGTTGAAACCAGCGTACACCAGAGGCATGGCCTCGATAGGAATATAAGGAGCCAGAATGAAACCCGTATCGACCTGCGAAGACGGATACACACCCATGATCGCCTTATTAGTATTGATCAGAGGTGTAGTATACACGTCCCACAGACCAGAATGGTTACCGATAAACTGCACACCGGCAGACAAAGTACCAGAGTACGGATCGGCCTTCGGCGCAGGCTTGAAGTCCTGCGACTTGCGCAGATACTTCGAAACCGAACGACCGGCGATAATCCAATCCGCCTTACGATAGCGATTGCCATAGATGTCGTCTTCGGCGTCGATAAAGGCATGGAACAGCGTCTCGTACCACTCCTTAGCAGTGTAACCGGAATCCGGCGTCCACTCCCAAGTCGTGTCACCAGCAGTCGCCCCACCGAGGATCGAGGCCAGAACACGAGCGTCCATTTCACGAAGAATCTGATTGGAACATTCGGTCACGAGCGACTGCTCCACGTTCAGACCAATCGCGCCCTCAGCGTCCTCCTGAATTTCAGAAGTCCACGTAGCCGCGAGCAGGTCCTTGTGAACGGTGATCGTATCCGAAGTGATCCCGACCTTGAGACGGTTCGGGATAGCACTCTCGCTAGAGAGTGAGTAATCCGAATCCGCCGTAGTCACGGAAGGAGTACCCCCGGTATCCTCGTACTTGTGATCGAGGTAGTAGATGTTACCCACCCCACCGCTGGACAAGGGAAGCGGCTGGATCGAACAAATCTTCGACGCGATCAACTGCGGAAACACGTTGCGGATGATCGGCAACGCATACCGCTGCGGAAGAGTCACGTCGCTGGTGCTAGACCCTTCAAGCATGGCGACATGCTTACGTCGATAATGCTGAGACTGGTTCTCCAGAATCACAGCCATCGAATCCACCAGAGCTGGGGCCACAGGGGCGAATTCCTTTGCCTCGATGAGCCACAGCCACTTCTTCACCAGATGCTCACGAAGTTTCTTCGTAGCGTCCGTAAAGCTGTAACCCTGCTCCATCAACTGGTCAACAGTTACATTACGTTCTAGCGTTGCTCCCATTACTTATCCCTCCGGGCAGTACCAAACCGAAGAATAGCACTGCGCTCTTCAGTAACTTTGTCACTCTTATCGCCCTCGTTGCCTTCGGTAGCGGGCGGTGGAGTTGAATTACTCGTACCACCAGGATTACCACGGGTGGCACCCAACAGCGCGTCAATTGCCTTCGGCTTCTCCTCAGCAATAAACGCAGCGATGTCTTCCACCTTCGTAACCTTAGCAATCACGGCTTCGGCAAGAGTCTTGCTCACACCGAAAGTGCTCTGCTCATAAGCAGCAACCTTCAGCTCAGCACTTTCGAGCTTTGCATTCAGTGCATCCACAGCAGCAGTAGCGTCAGCAAGTTTCTTTTCAAGATCGGGATTTTTGGCTTCAACCACAGGATTAGCCACTTTATAAGCTTCCACAGCGGAAGCCGTAATGGTATCAGCCAAGTCCTTCCTTGCAGCAAGAAACTCTTCGAGAGTCAGTTTGCTCAAGTCCATTTCAATTTCCTCCGTACTGTTTTCGGTACTCTCGGATTGGACTTCCGTTGTACCATTATCTTCGAGAATTCTGTATATGCCCGCATCCTCAATTCCAGGTTCGTCGGCTAAGTCAATCCCCTGAATCACAGCGGAGAGCATTTTGTCTACCGCTTGGCCGTTGATTACAGCGGATTCACTTGTCCAGATGCCGGTACGAATAGAAGATGCGTACATACAGCCAGTTTTAATGAGCGTCTGCATATCCCTACCCTCTGTGGTAGGTACGATAAATGCCTGATACCAGATGTTGTCACCCCGACGCTCAAGGGTGAAAATTCGTCCCACAGGGTAGCCGGATGCCCACCTAGACCCCGCGTTGGGCACCGCCCGACCGTGACTTCCATACATCGTCACGGTATGCCCTGCTTTCATATAGTTCAACGTGGCTTCCATAGCCTTGTCGTTGAACTCTCGTGAGTAATATCTCCCGTTGGAGCTGATCGCCTCGTCTACGAGAGCGATACCCTCTACAAACATAGCCCCATCGGAAATATCACCACCGAACCCGTAAGAATCCAACTGCATCTGTTCGGGTACATAAGTTTCTACCAAAAAGGGTTTTATGTCAAATTGTACTGTTCGCCCGTAAATATCATCTGACTCTGTGGTAGGCGAAAGATCACGGAATGTGTTGTCTTTGTGAATGATTACACCATATGGGGCGTTCTGGCGTAAAACTTCAACTACCTGCTTCGGTGCAGGTCCGCCATAGAACTCGTAAGGGCTGAAAGTGGCCCACGCTACCTTGCGCCAAGAAGACTTCCACGCGGCTTTGTCAACTTGTCCACTCTCGTTCTTGAACGGTAGTTTGCGATATGAATTCAACCAGTTTGGGTATTTGCTGATAATCTCACTATGCTCATTGTCTGGCAGGTCTCGCCACTCATTAGACACCCAAGCAAAGGCGGAGTCTGGAAGGTTTGAATTGGGAGTTACACCTTCAGTAACAACTTCACCACCTTTTTCAACGGTCTGCACAGCATTATGCGCGGTCTCGTATGCGAATGCTTCACGAGTTTTAGTCGTCTTCTTTACGTCCCAAGATTTCCAAGCAGAGTTGAATGCGGATAAGAAAGCACGCTGTGCCTTATCCGACATCTTCCTTACATTGTCTGGAAGGTCTTTGATTGTAGCATAGGGTTCAGCCATAATCATTTACCTCGGTCTACTCGCGTTGCTTCCGCGATCATCAGCGCCCACAGAGGAGTCTCCATCTTTTGTGCTAGGTCTACCCTGTCCAGCACCGCCACCCGCCGTGGGTTCGGTCGGGTTTAGCGCGGCCTGCGCTTGCAACTGCGACACAGGAGGGTTTTCTTTGATGCGCTTTTCTACTTGCTTCCACTGCGCGGGAGTCATCTTCATAATGTCCATTGCGGCGAATTCGGGATCAATCGCCTGAAGCTCTCGCAGCACACTCGCCGCCCTAGCATAGTTGAACATCGTACTTGATTTATCCAGTTCATCCAGAATCGAACTGGCAGGCCACGAAACCACAAATGGATACTTCATCGGATCGTAACCACGCAAGATCAAAGCAAGGTAGATCGGTTTCGTGATGATCGGTGTTATCGTTTGGCGTAAGTAGTTGACATAACGTGCGAATGCACGCTCCTTCTGAACCGTATCCGACCGAGAGTCGTCTTTACTTGCCAAATAGAGATAAGACGGCAGAACCCGAAGATTCATCAAGAACTTGCCACGGAAGTATTCAACCGGTTCAATGTTTTGGAACCCCGCGTTGGATGTGTCCATTACGTCCACAGAGGTATTCGATGGAGACCACGAACCATCGGCATTGCGACGACTGGATTTACCCACATAAATGTCGCGTACCACAGAGAGAGAACCCTGCTCACGATCTTGCGCTGGATCGTCCGATGTTTCGATGTCCGCAACCTGATTCTTGAACTTGCGAACGGCGTCTCTAGCTTCTACATCGTTCATTCCTGTAGTGTCGATATAGTACAGCAGTCTGGCGAATGCCCTCGTAAGCCAGTTGTCAATCAGCGCCTCTTCCATAGAAAGCCACTTGCGCCAGGAAGTTCTCGCGGTGTATAGGAGAGCACGACCATACGGATTGTGGTTGCTGGCGCGATAGCGAAGGTGAACCATCTGCCACGGGTAGAAGGTCGCCAAAGGCGGAGAGATTTCGCTATCCCGCTGTGTAAACGCCTGTGGACCGCTCAAGAAGCCGGTTTCGTCGTTGTTACGGTACATCGACTCTGGTGGCATACCCATAAAGCGAGTTGGGAACGAGGTGTCATCCAAGACTATCTGTTGAAACTCATCACCATACTTTACAGTACGTCGAGTAAAATCAAATAAGTAGGACGTAAAGTCAAGGTTCTCGATGACCTGGTTGACGATATTCTCAAATTGTGAACTCGGTCGCTCTTCCGGGTACTCGATGACGAAAGGAGCACTCGAACTTGTTTTTTCGGGTGAACCCACAGTCTCCTGCGCTAGAATATCCAACGCATTCGACGCCTCGTCTACAGTGTCGTCAATTTCATCATAATCCCTGTAAGAAACCATCCGATCACTATCTGTACGAAACCACTTGGTAGACCAACGGTCGATCACAGGAAGGATAGTACCCGCAGCGGTTGTTTCTTTAGAAGGTGCTTTCGCTGGCGTAGTCGGAACAGGCCACTCACCACCAGCAATCATTCTGGCGATTCGCGACCGAATGCTTACAGTAGGTTTAACAATGACTTCTGCATCTTGCGTCGAAGACATAAAACTCCTTGAAAAGAGTATAACATAAATAGTGGGTTATGTCAATAGCATATTATGTAATTGATCTCGTTGGCGTAAGAGAAACTGCGAATGTACCTTCACCGTGTGGAATCAGTTGACTTGTGCCATCCGCAAGAAGCGCCTTGAAGTCGTAAACCCCGTCTTCTACTGCCTCCAAGATAGCAGTCGCCTCGTTGCCTGGCCAGTAGGCGATGAGGTTATTGAGCAAGCCATTGCCCGCCTTGCGCCCCACCCCCAGCGGCCCCAAGCCCCCCGTCAGCGCCCTCAGCATCTCCCCCTCCCCCGGCGCGAGCCGGTTCGATCCCCTATGTGCAGTTATGATACTCGTTAATGTAAATTATGTCAATAGCCTACCTTACCATTTGTGGAACAAAGCGACCACCATCGTCTTTCATGGGTTTAGGCTTACGAGGCATATACGATGGTCTTGGTCTGAATTGTTTCACCAGTTCATCGGATTTCACAGGTGTGGTTTCTACTGTAATAGACTCACCCTCACTCGGCATTGCCGACAGTCCAGCAGCTAGTCGTACTGCGATCTCCAATGCAGCCGGACCATCGTCGTGTCCGTCTGTAGTAATCTCTCGAAGTTGGTTGATAAGCATCTCACAACCCACTTCGTTGAAAAGAATCAACCCGCGCTCGGTAAGCGGCTCGATTCCAAGTACACGCGCCTGGGTGTTGCCTGCGCTGGATGACTGCTTGACCTCAACCACAGGGAGGATAACCCCACGTGAAAATGATTCGGTTAACGACCTCGCGGCAAAGAATGCTTGGAATTGAACGGATTCAATCCCGAATACGGTAAAGACGTACTTTCGCGCAAGGTTCTCTTGATCTAACATGATCTCATCGGGGGTGCGCACTCGAATGTCGGCATGCAAGACAAACTGCCTACTATCGGGTGCTTTTGCCAGAACGATCAACGCACTTGGGTCGGGGTCTGCTCCTGTAGTGCGGCCCAAGCTGGGGTCCGCCGCGCCAATGATCGTACAATCAATTAAAGGCACGGCGGAACTCCCATCGCTTGGTATTAAGATACGGCGGCCTTGTTTCTCCTCAAATCTGAACATTTTCAGTTTGGCAAAGTGTTGCTGTGCGTCCCCAAGCGCTTCCTGTTGCATTTCAATCAGGAAGGCTCCCCGCCCACCTGTGGCATACGACTCCATGAGAGCGTACACAGGCCAGCGGTCGGGCCACGAGGAGACACCGCCGATATCCATCTCAGTTTTATGCGCAGTATAGAATTCTGCGGCTTTAGTCTTCGAGCTGTCATCGATAACCCCGATCCCACGGTAGAGTGAAACCCACTCTTCCCACAGGTCCATGTACTTGGGCCAAGAAATTAAGGCTTTATGTTCCTGACGATCAAACATACCCCGTTTGTTGAGATTCGCCAGCAGGGAGTCATGGTGAATGAGGTTTCCGACGATTAGGAATTTAGTATCCGGCTGACCGGCCTTGAGAATGTCCTGATCAAAGAGTTGCAAAAGGGTACCACGCTGCATCTCCGACCGGACGGCGATTGTATTTTCCACATCGTCCATGAGGATGAGGTCAGGACGGTACTGCTTGGTCTTACGACCCCTGATCTTCTGGCGGGTACCCAGCGCCTTGACGAAGATGGTATCGCTTTGTTTGACTCTGACCACAGGGTTGCCGTTCTCGTCAACCCCAGTTGGGGTCAAGTTAGCCGCATAGCTTGGAAGACATCGAATTTCGTCCGTCTTCCAAGTCTTACCGCGGAGTAGTCCAAAGTCTTCAATGATCCGTTCATTGGTTTCGAACTGGTCTTTGAGGGTTTCCAGATAAGACTTTGCCTGATCGAGAGAGTCTGACATGAGAACGATGTAATGTCGCTTACAGAACACGACGGACCACAGGGGGGTAACGAGCGCCGCCCAGGTTGTCTTGGCGAACCCGCGAGGCCACAGGACGAGTTTATACCCCCTACCATCGGCAGTGATCCAATCCGGGAACTCTTTTGCAAGTCTCTGGTGCATCGGCGCTGGTTCGGATTGGAAGTGGTCTGCCAGATAGTATTGAGCAAAGAACATCATATCAACTTCGGCTAATTCCCTGCGGAAAGCAGCATCGAACGGGCGATCTAATACTTTAGACCGCTCGATTTCTTCGGTTGAGCCAAAGACTCTTAGAAGGGCTTCGTAGACGATGGTTTCAGTGCTCAATCTACTGCTTCCAACTCTTTAACGTTAGTATTAACGTTAGTATCTACAAACTCACCATCTATTACATCTGATGGTTCTGGCAATTGTTTCTGTTCAGGTGATTTGATCGTCGTGATGGTCTCTCGGATGAGTTCACGAATGGTATGCGTAGTAGTTGCTTGTGAGGGTTCCGCTGCTTGAAGTGACTCGCCCTGGGTCTCACCCAACGCAACCTGCATCTGATGGTAATCCTTGAGCATCTTCCACAGGGTGAGTTCGAGATTGGTCTTGGTTTCACTCGCAAGCGTCATTGCATTCATGTCTACTTCTGCGAATGCACGTTCGTTGGCTACCAATTCAGTGAGTTCAGCAATCTTGCCCTTTATAGAGTAGAGGAGTTTACCCATTTCTGCAAGAACATCGAAAGAAACATAGACTTCTCTCGTTTTTTGCTGAATTGGATCCAGTTCGAGGAGATTTACCTCAGGAATCGTTTTTGCGAGCGCGTAGACTTCCGCCACAGGGATAGATACCCCGTAGAGGTTTTGTAACTTCTCTACAATCCGATGAGGTAACCAACGCGAACAGAGCATGTCATGGACGCGCTGGCGCATGATGTCGTCCATATTGAATAAGATAGCATACTTTATAGGTTATGTCAATAGGAGAAATGATTGGTACAGCTTAAATAGAAAAAGGACCGTTCGGTCCTTTTTCTTACCATTCGCCTATACAACCTTCGGCTTATCCATTGACCACCCTGCCGGGTGGTTGGTAACGATGAACATCACTGCGTATGTTTTTAGGGGGTGCTGGAGTAGGAGACCATTCTCCGGTTTCCAACCATTTTCTATCCACAGGTTGATGCGCACTACCAATCCTAACTATACGGCGCATTCCGCACTTGCCGCATCGCTCGTAAGAATGAACTCCAGTATCCTCCACAACAACCCACTTATGAAAATGAAACATACTATACCTTTATTTTATGAAATCTTTTATAAAAAGTCAACAGGTGTGGGATTCTCACCCACCGGGGCCACCTTCACGTCACACCTTGATCTAGAATCAGTAGACCGCCTCAGAGGTAGTGTATTTATGCAAAAGTAAAAGTATACACTTCAGGCTTTGACCTCGCCAGCCGCTTGACTGGCCCGACCTGTTGACCTTTACGAAGTATAACATATGTTAGATGGGATGTCAATGGGTGCGCAAAACTTTAAGGTTCCGGTATTATACGACTGCACCACTACGCTTGAGAGCACACCTTCTTTGGCGTTCAAGATTAGCCAGTTTGCAGTTATTTATTCGCTCATTTCTAATTTCGGTTACGGGAGGTGTGGGGTGCCACTTCCAAGTTCTACCTGTTAGCGCTTGCCATATAGTGGAAACCTTTACTCCAAATTCTTTCGCTAAGTCGTTTGTGGTTTCCCCAAGTGGATATCGGGTTCTTAATTCTGATACCTGATCGAACGTCAGGTGTCGAATGCGTAAATCTCTAAATCTTATGCATCTATCGTGAATATTATCCCAATCTGTACCAATAATTAAGTGGTTAGGGTTCACACAAATTGGATTATCACATGTATGCCGAACCAGATACCCTCCAGGAGATTCTCCGTGTGCTAGTTCCCAAGAAAGTCTGTGCGCCAAAAATATTTTTCCATAGATTATAATAGTACCATAACCGCCTGCGTTAGGAGAACCAAGCCAATTCCAACATTGTAACTCATCTTTAACATCCACTTTCGACCAAAATCTTTCTTGTATCGACCTTTTCATAGTATCATTCCTCCTGCGGATTACAGTATAATGAGGTTAGCGAAGGAAGTCAAAAATCAAGTTGTGCCAGTATGATTTTAGAAATATGAAATTTGAAAGTGGAAATTTCTTAGAAATTTAAGGATGGTCGGCACGTCCCTGGCCGTTATGTCAACCTCCAGTCTCGCATATCGCCCGGCAGACCAGGGTAAATGTATGAATACATGCACACATGCTCATGTTCCGACTAGTACCATTATGTTATGCTAGCAGGGCATCAAACCTTAAAACATTGCGCAGGTCGGTAAAAGCCATTGACAAACCATACCAACGTTGGTATAATGGAGCCGCAGCGACGCAGCGACGCGCTAGCACAGGGGAGGTTACGATGGATACGCTAGAGCTTAGAATCGACGACATGCTCGAACGCCTGATTACATCCGACGACGAATACGTTTTGTACATGATGCCCCGCGTCTATGTCGCACTGGCGACGGATGCGTCGCTCCGGGAGCCGCTGTACGCATGGTATCGCGATATCGAAAGACTGCTAGCGCAGCATGCAGCGGGCATGCAGACAGACTACATGGCACTACGCGAGTACCGCAGAATCAATCTCACAGCGATACGCGCGTACACGGATGCATCGCTGCTGTCGATGTTCGTGTCTATCCCTTGTGAGCAACCGGATTGGCCACCCGAATGGCCACCCGTGCCTGCGCCAGAGGACTGCTAATTCCCTCTCTCCCGCCTTGCCCACGAATCTATCGTGGGCAATAAGGAGCGAGAGAATCGCTACCACGGTGAAAGAGGTTATGATAATGAAACCGCGTAAACTTGCATCAAGTACCAAAGTATCCCCTGTCCG